TAAATCGTACAAGCCTGACATTGTGGTGCTTGACATGGGTGACAAGTTTGCCAGAACAGGTGGCTTTGCTAGACCTGACGAGGCACTGAAAGCTAATGCTATCTATGCTCGACAGATTGCCAAGGCACACAATTGCGCTATCTTTTATATGTCTCAGCTATCTGCTGACGCAGAGGGCAAGGTGTTACTCAACCAGTCCATGATGGAAGGCTCACGTACAGGTAAGGCAGCAGAGGCTGACCTCATGGTATTGATTGCCAAGAACCCTGTAGTGGACGGACAAGAGGAAGAGGACACACAACGTCACTTGAATGTTGTTAAGAATAAACTAAGTGGATGGCATGGTGTTGTCCATTGTGAATTTGACTACAAGACAGCGAGGTACTTAGTATGAAATGGATACCAGAATTTTGTTTAAGCCACTGGCTACTGAGAGTGCCGTTGGCTATTGTGTTTATACAACAGGGCGCATCAAAACTACCTGTAACATTAGAGGACGCAAGCTCCTTTGACCTACCTTATATTGTATGGTGGTTCGCTGCGTATGGAGAGCTAGGCTCAGGTATTGGATTATTGTTTGGTGGACTACTAGTCAACTGGATTTTTGATACCCTTACACGCTTCAGTGGTATCGTAATGTGTTGTATAATGACAGGTGTGATATGGATAGGTGAGCCTAGCAGTCTGACTGATGTAATATTGTACGACAATTTACACGTGCTACTGTGGGTTGGTGGTTTGTTCTTTGCGCTGAGAGGTAACAGGGTATGAGTGAGCAATACTGTACAACAAAAGGATTAGGATGGGCGTTCCTAGTGTGTATTATTTTTATACTAGGTGTGCCTGTAGGTATGTGGTTGGCATTAGAAGGTGCATCATGGTATAAAATATTTAGCATGATGAACCCCATGTTCTAGGATATAACTATGAGAAGATATAGAGAAATAGAATGTCCAATATGCAAAGAATACTTTAATGCAACTAACCACGTATCGTGCCCAAAAGAATCTTGTAAGTCAACGCAAGATGGTTGGGAAGAAGAAACAGCTACACAAATACAACAGACAAGTAGGGGGTTTAACAGATGACGCCAAGAGAAGCCGCACAAAAGGAAGCAGAAACAACCTTTGATAATTTTATTATATGGACAAAGAAAGCCCTATGGTGGATCGCAGCTTGTTTTATATTACTAGCCATGTGTAACTTTGGGGTTGAGGACGGTAAAGATAAGACAGGATCACAGTATAATGGTGACGTGTATGCGCCTATGAACATAGGAGATAAATAATGTACACAGTAGAATTTGAAAAGGATGCCTCAGTAATTACATCACTAGATGAAACGAACAGGTTTGAGGATGTCGAGATGGTAATCAGTGACGATGACACTGTTTATTTAAGACAATATGAGAACAGCTTGAACGAACACCAGATTATTTATATATCATATCAACAATTACTAGACCTTGTTTCCTCTCTAAATAGTACAGAGGGAGCGTTCTATACAAAACTAAGAGGGGGTACTCTACATGACACATAAGGATATATTTGACGAGATAAGATTGAACACGTTTGTTAAACGATTAGGACTGAGTATTGATGAAGCAGAACATGCATTAAGTTTGTATGCACATAATAAAAAGTTTGACAAAGAGCTAGATTCACATTATAACGTAGATAACGATGTAATAGATGAGGACTGGGATACATGGGAAATCCCAAGTATTTATAAGGATAAATAATGAAACTGACACTCGACATAGAAAACACTGTGACCAAACGAAATGACAAGCTACACCTTGATCCTTTCGAGCCAGACAATACATTGGTTATGGTGGGTATGCTAGATGATCGTGGAAACGAATACTGTGTAACATTTGATCACTCAGAGCATCAACCTACCACAGAAGGGCGGTACATTGTCCAGAAGAACTTGGACGATACTGCCCTTCTCATTATGCACAACGCATCACACGACTTGATGTGGTTATGGGAGTCAGGGTTCACTTACGATGGTGCAATCTTTGACACCATGTTAGGCGAGTATATACTACAGCGTGGACAGAAAGAACCACTGTCTCTTGAGGCTTGTGCTGAGAGGTATGACCTTGACACAAAGAAACAGGACAGCCTCAAGGAGTGGCTCAAAGCAGGTAAGTCTGTTCGTGACATGGATCACACTGTGTTATCTGACTACCTGTCTGCTGACCTACATGCTACGCAACAATTGTACAATCGTTTGCGGAAACAGTACGAGGAGTGTAGCTCACTGGAAGGAACAATTAAGTTGACCAATCAACTGGCGGTACACCTTGCACGTATATACCAACGTGGGTTTGCCGTTGACTTGGACGCTCTGGAAGAGGTGCGTAAAGAGTTTGAACAGGAGCGTGACACATTGACACGTGAACTAGAAGAACATGTACGTGAACTGATGGGTGATAGACCTATCAACCTCAATAGTCCAGAGCAATTATCTTGGGTTATATATAGTAAAAAACCTGATGATAAAAAAGTGTGGGCAAATTTATTTGACCAATATATGCCTGATGCATTGTATCGTTCAATGGTACACAATAACTCAACTAAGTTATATAAGCAAAAGGCAAAGCAATGCCAGTCCTGTAGTGGTACTGGTTATACATATAAAACTAGAAAGGACGGTACACGATATGCTAAACCCAACAAATGTATTTCTTGTGGTGCTACTGGCTATATCTTTGTGGACATCACTAGCTCAGTTGCAGGGTTAAAATTTAATGCCCCAACTGCAAAATGGATTTCAGCTAATGGTTTCGCCACAAGCAAGGACAGACTTGTATACCTTGAAGGTGTGGCTAGACAACGTGATATGCAAGACGCAGTGCAATTCTTACAGCGAGTGCGTAGGTTGTCTGCTGTTGACACATATCTCTCAAGCTTTGTGGAAGGTATCCACAATTATGTAAAACAAGATGGTAAGCTGCATGTCAGCTTGCTGCAACACAGGACAGCTACTGGCAGATTGTCGGGGGCTAATCCTAACATGCAGAACATGCCTCGTGGGGGTACGTTTCCAGTCAAGAGAGTGTTCAAGTCACGGTGGGATGGCGGCAAGATAATGGAAGCTGACTTTGCTCAGTTAGAGTTTCGTGTTGCTGCTTTTCTATCTCAGGACAAGACAGCTATTGACGAGGTGACAACTGGCTTTGACGTACACAGTTATACCGCAAAGGTTATATCTGATGCAGGTCAAAACATTTCTAGACAGGATGCGAAGTCTCATACATTTGCTCCCCTGTATGGTGCTAGTGGCTTTGGACGTACCCCTGCAGAAGCTGCATACTATGAACAGTTTACCAAAAAGTATTCTGGCATAGCTAGGTGGCACAAAGAATTGGCACGTGAAGCATTGGGTACAGGTAAGATAACGACACCATCAGGACGTGAGTTCTCATTTCCAGATGTGGTACGTAGATCTAATGGCAGTGTGACATATTTCACACAGATTAAAAACTTCCCTGTACAATCCTTTGCTACTGCCGACATCGTACCTATATCACTGATATACATTGATCAGTTATTAGGTATCAATCAAATGCAATCATGCATAGTCAATACAGTACACGATTCAATCGTGATTGATGTGCATCCAAACGAGAAGGAGAAAGTACTAAGAGTAATAAAAGCTGCCAATGAATCACTGATTACTATAGTAAATCGTAAGTGGAATATAGACTTCAACTTACCATTATTATTAGAAGCAAAAATAGGTGATAATTGGCTTGACACAGTAGACGTGTCGTGATATAACTAAGATTCGTTTTAACAGAAAAGGAGAATACATGAACCAAGTATCAACAATAAACACAGGAAACTTTAACGCAATGGCAGAAGCAATGGGGATGTCTGTTGACACCCAACAAAAGTCTCAGGCAAGTACGCTTGCTAGACTACGCATCAACCATTCACCTATCATGGGTGAGGAAACCATCAATGGTAAGAAGGTTAAAGTGGAAGCTGTGTCTGGCGGTACATATAAGTTGGAGATACCAGATGGTGCAACTTACTATGCTACCTCTGCTACAATACGTCCATACCTACAACGCTTTATGTATAAGCGATTTGTAAAAGGTAGTGACACTACACCTAATCGTTACATCAAAACCTTGATGGCTAATGATTTAAACAGTGACATGAAGGATAATGACGGTGGCTTCAACTGTGGTAAACCTGCAGGTTATATTGAAGACTTCAAAGCATTGCCTGAGAAGACACAAGATTTGATTCGTCAGATTAAACGTGTTCGTGTCTTGTTTGGCACAGTGCAACTACATAATATTGTAGATGACCAAGGTAAGTCTGTGGAACTATCACCACAAGCATTTATCTACGAGATTGAGAACCGTGATGCATTTAAGATTGCAGGCACGATCTTCAACAAGCTAGGTAAAATGCGTAGGCTACCTGTGCAGCATAACATAGAGGCAACCACAGAGGAACGATCATTACCAAATGGTAACGTGTTCTATCTGCCTACACTAACACTTGACTTAGGTGAAACACTTGAGGTGGGTGACGGTGAGCAAGAAACCTTTGCTAATTTTATGGCGTGGATTGAGAACTACAATGAGTACATCAAGAACGCATGGAATGAAAATGCCTACAAGAATGATGATACCGATACTGATACGGTAGAGGAGTTCGTAGACATTGATGCAGAGGACTTTGCATAATGCACCATCCTGCTGAACTAGCAATACATCAGTACCTTGAGAACGCTGCCAACGGTAAGTCTACTATGTCGGATGAAACAATCGACACGGTAGCACGTGAGGTAGCAGAGGCACTGAAGCGTCAGTTCGGTAGCGGTAATAAACGTGGTGAGTTCAGGTTAAGGATGTCCAACATTGGGCGTCCTACTTGCCAACTCTGGTTTGAAAAAAACAAACCTGAAACGGCATTACCAAAGCCGACTACATTTGTAATGAACATGATGTTAGGAGATATAGTTGAAGCTGTTTTTAAGGGTGTTCTTAAAGAGTCTAATGTGGCTTTTGAAGACACTGATAAAGTTAGCCTTCCAGTGGGAGATAGTAATGATACTCACGTTTCTGGTAGTTATGATCTTATTGTAGATGGTGCAGTTGATGACGTTAAGTCAGCGTCAGACTGGTCTTACCGTAATAAGTTTGAGTCATATGACACGTTAGCTAGAGGAGATTCGTTTGGATATGTCGGGCAGTTGGCAGGGTATGCCAAAGCTGCAGGTAAAAAAGCAGGTGGTTGGTGGGTAGTCAACAAAGCCAACGGTGGTATCAAGTACGTACCTGCTGATAACCTAGACATGGAAGTGGAGTTGGACAAGATCAAACAGACTGTGGAGACAGTCAATAAGAACGAGTTCAAACGATGCTTCAAGCCTGTACCTGAGTTCTTTAGGGGTAAACCTACAGGCAATATGGTACTTAATGATGGTTGCAAGTTCTGTGACTATCGACATGAGTGTTGGCCTAACATGGTAGAAGAGCCATCACGAATGTCAAAAGCAAAAGACCCTAAGATAGTGGCATACATACAGGAGTAAACATGATAGGTGATTCAGAAATTCAAGAGTTGCATGATAACATCAAGGAGATGGAACAGGAACTCTCTGAAAAAAAGAAAGCTTTGCGAGAGGCTAAGTACGCAGGATTACGTACAGCAATGCAAGCTCGTAAAGAAGCTGATGAAGCAGTTCGTCAGGAGCTAAAGGAACTAGGACTAGCGCCAACATCCTTTGGCGCACCATTACAATGGCACTGGAAGTTCTAGTGGATGGTAAACGCTTTAAACATGCGTTGAAGCAGGGGTATAGGAGTGGACTTGAAATAAAAGTCAAGGACTATCTGAGAGAACGTAAGGTACGTTTTAAGTACGAGTCTTTCAAGATAGAATGGGAAGACTTAATGTACCGCACCTATACTCCTGACTTTATACTGCACAATGGACTAATAATAGAAACTAAAGGACGGTTTACATCAGACGATAGACGTAAGCATATTGCTATAAAAAAACAACACCCTGAACTTGACATACGTTTTGTGTTCGAGAACAGCAAACGCAAGTTGAGCAAGGGTGCTAAGAATACATATGCTACATGGTGTGAACGTAATATGTTCTTATATGCAGACAGGGTTATTCCAGAAGAATGGTTGAGTGAAAAAGGTAAAGATAATCACCCAGACTTAGTAGAGTTTCCTTATGAAAAAATAAAAAGGAGATGACATGGGAGAGAACCATACCTTTATTGACTTTGATCCAAATGATTTCATCATACGAATTACTCCTGTAATGGAGAATGGTGAGTGGATTGGTGAGATTAATGTAGGTCAAGTAACTACTGGAGAAAATAATTTACCAGATACAGATTATGCACACCTTAGTATGTTGACAGACATGTTAATATGTGCTATTCCTTTAATAGAAAAAGACGATGTACTTAGAAAAGAACTTTTTAAGTTAGTAGAAGAACAATTTGAAAATGATAAACCTAAAGTAATAAAGCGTGACGGTAACGTTTTAAAGGTAAACTTTTAAAGAGGAGAACAAGAATGGCAGATACAATAGATACACTAACACTTGGAGAAACAACAATCACACTGGATGATCCAGTAAATAAACCTACGCATTACAACCACGCAGGTATTGAATGTATAGACGCCATTCGTGCTGCATTAACTCCAGAAGAATTTAAAGGTTACATAAAGGGTAACAATATAAAATATATTTGGCGTGAAGATTATAAGAACGGTGAGCAAGATTTAAGAAAAGCAAATTGGTATATGAATTATTATCTGGACAAGTTAGATGATAGTTAAAGTATTTCTTACACTAGCTATTGATGAAGAAGAATACCCTATTCCTGTGGACGGTTTCATTGATCCAGAAATAGAGGACACACTACACGAATACATCCATGATATAGATGGTATAAAGATTAAACATATTAAAATAATTACGCAGGAGTAGACATGAACAATTATTTACCCACAGACTATCAAGCATTTATACATACCTCTCGTTATGCTAGGTGGTTAGAGAAAGAACAAAGACGAGAGAGTTGGAGTGAAACAGTAGAACGTTATATGGATAATGTTGTACGTAAGGTTGCAGGTGACGATAGTTATATAAATCAATTACGTGATGCTATACTTAGCCTAGACGTAATGCCTAGCATGAGAGCTATGATGACAGCAGGAGCAGCAGCAGACCGTGATAACATCTGCATGTACAACTGTTCATATCTTCACGTAGATCATCCCCACGCCTTTGATGAAGCAATGTTCATCCTCTTGTGTGGCACTGGTGTTGGGTTCAGCGTAGAGCGTCAGTTCATTAGCAAGCTTCCCGAAGTACCTGAACTGTTCAATAGTGATACTACCATTGTGGTAAAGGACAGCAAGGAAGGGTGGGCTAAGTCTTATCGTCAACTCTTGGCTCTTCTATGGGCAGGTGAAATTCCACAATGGGATGTAAGTAGGGTCAGACCTGCAGGTTCTAGGCTAAAGACATTCGGTGGTAGAGCTAGTGGACCTGCACCTTTGGTTGATCTGTTTAACTTTACGGTATCAACATTTAAAAATGCACAGGGCAGACAGCTTAGTTCATTAGAATGTCACGACATCATGTGTTTCATAGGACAGATAGTTGTTGTAGGTGGTGTCAGACGTAGTGCTATGATCTCTCTGAGCAACCTGAGTGATGATCGTATGCGTCATGCTAAGTCAGGTCAATGGTGGAATGAGGCAGCACATAGGGCGTTAGCTAATAACAGTGTGTCGTATACAGAAAAGCCAGATTCAGAAACGTTTATGCGTGAGTGGCTGGCATTGGTAGAAAGTAAATCAGGTGAGAGGGGTATATTTAATCGTGAAGCATCTAAGAAACAAGCTGCAAAGTATGGAAGACGTGATCCTGACCATGAGTTCGGCACTAATCCTTGTTCTGAAATTATATTACGATCAGGTCAAGTCTGCAATCTTACGGAAGTTGTGGTACGAGCCACAGATACGATGGAAGACTTGGAAAGAAAAGTCAGATGTGCCACAATACTTGGGACGATCCAAAGCACGTACACGAAATTTCCATATCTGCGAAAAGTGTGGCAGCGAAATACAGAAGAAGAGCGTCTGCTTGGTGTGTCACTCACAGGGGTAATGGACAACCCATTGATGACCACAAAGAACAAAGGACTGGAGAAGACCCTTGAACATTTACGTGAGGTTGCAGTTAACACTAATGCTATGTGGGCTGACCGTCTTGGTATTAATCATAGCACAGCAATATCGTGCAACAAACCATCAGGCACTGTATCACAACTCGTGGACTCAGCCAGTGGGATACATGCACGTCATAACGAGTATTACATTAGAACCGTTAGAGGAGATAATAATGATCCCCTTACAGCCATGATGAAAGATCAAGGCATACCTGCTGAACCATGTGTGTTTAATCCTGACACTACTACAGTGTTTAGCTTTCCAATGAAAGCACCGCACAAAGCTGTTACTCGTAATGACATGACAGCAGTTGAGCAGCTAGAGACATGGTTGATGTATCAACGGCATTGGTGTGAGCATAAACCTAGCGTGACCTGCACTGTACGTGACGATGAATGGCTAGAGGTAGGTGCATTTGTATACAAACATTTTGATGAGATGTCAGGTGTGTCATTTCTACCACACTCTGATCATACTTATCAGCAAGCACCATATCAGGATTGTACTAAGGAAGAATATCAGGCATTACTAAAGCAGATGCCAAAGGCTATTGATTGGTCTGTATTATCTGACTATGAAAAAGAGGACGGTACTAGTTCGAGCCAAACGTTTGCTTGCACTGGTGATGTCTGTGAAGTTGTGGACATTGGAGCATAAAGGAGAAGCGTATGTTAGAACCAATTAAAGGATCGTATTATAGAAAGTTTCAACCTCAGTCTTATAATGAGAATGACAGTAAGGCTAAGATAACAATAACAAACTATCTAGAGAGTATTGGACACACCATTATTGATATGAAAGAGGACTACTCTTTTGATATAAAAAGCAAGAAGAATGGGTGTATGTATTACAGTGAGGTCGAGATGAAGAACCAATGGACAGGTGATTGGAATCCTAATTGGACAGAGATACGTATTCCTTATCGTAAGCACAGATTAATTAATAAATATAAACAGATGCAGGATGACGAAACCTTTTGTAACTTTTATATCATACGCAGAGACTGTGAGAAAGCTTGGAGAATAAAGGACTACCAACTTACCAAGGAGTGTACAAAAGAGATATGGCTGTCTAATGCAAGACGTTACGAATATTTCTTTCACATACCATATAAAGAAGCCGAACTAATAAATTTAGCATAAGGAGATTGCATATGAAATTTTTATCTCGAAAACAACGTGGTCTTGGTAAATATGACGCACCATTAAAATACCAACACGAAAAAGGTTATCACGATTTTAAACATGGGCGAGTGTTTAATCCATTCCATAAAGATACTATGCAACATAGGGAATGGTCACGTGGGTTTAATAAAGCCTACTTTGAGCAATTAAAAAAGGTAAAGCAGTATGAATATAAAGCAAGAAGCAGAGCAGTTTCTGAAGGACAAGTACGACATGGTTGATTTTAATTCATATCAAAGATCAGCATCTAGTACAGCAATTTATCCTGATCAACATAAGATTATCTATCCTGCGTTGGGTATGGCAGGTGAGGCAGGTGAGGTAGCCAACAAGGTAAAGAAACTTATTCGTGATGGACTAGACAATAGACCTGACACATGGCGAGAGGACATAGCCAGTGAGATAGGAGATGTACTGTGGTACTGCGCTGCACTGGCTGACGATCTTAACTTAACGTTGGGTATGATAGCCGCACAGAACTTAAACAAATTACAGAAGCGTAAAGCCAAGGGAACAATAGGTGGGAGTGGAGACATTAGATAAAAAAAGAGGGGGCTGTTTGCCCCCTTTGTTTTGTTATAATCTCTCTTGAAGAAATGTAGCTATCTGAGTTAGTGTTTCTAAAACCATCGTAGATTTTTCTTCATCTTCTCCTGTTATCTCTGGGTACTCCCCAAACCTAGCCTCATATTCTTGCACTGCCAGTTTTTGAAAATTAGACTTTAGTTTACGGAACTCCATGACAGCCATTACATAAGGGGTTGTCTGAGAATAACCAGTATCTTTTAACAAAGCTTTTACTTCTTTGACTTGTCCTTCTACAAATGCCCTTACATAATTATTTGTAAATTTATCTTCAGATATTTTTCTTCTATATAAGTCTGGGTTTTCCATAGGAGTTCCGTCTGGAAGCAAACCATTTTTATAACCTTCTCTTATACTTTCCTCAAACACTTTGGCAGCTTCTGTTATCATAGGAAGTTGTTCTAATAAAATAGAGTTCTCAAAATTTTCTATAGATGGTACTTTACTTTTACTAGCCAAGTCATAGCTATCAAAACCCATTGCCTTTAGATACTCTGCATACTCAGCGTCAGCAGTTCTTTGACCTAAACCAAATAGTAATCTCTGCATGGGTCTTACACGTCTGGACTCAGGATCAAATATATCTACCCTGCTAGGTACGTCAGACTCCTCTTCAGGTGTTACGTTTATACCTCTGTTACCTAACGCATACTTCTTTGTGGTTTTTAAAAACGTTTCAAACCCACCAAGGCTAGGGTCAGGTCTATGATCTAGGTAGTCTAAAGAACGAGAACCATATGCTCTCTGTGCCTCTATAGCCTGTCCAAATGGAATCATCCATGTACCAAGATATTCTCCTAATGCTCTACCTAATGCTCTACCTAGATTTTCTCCTGCCATAATATCAGAGCCACCATCTATTATAGCTGCAACCTCATCTAGAATAACATGACCTGAACCTCTTCTAAAGTTTGACCCAGTAAAGGTTTCTATAAACTCACGTGCATCAAAGAAATCACTGAACGTTCCTTTTTCTATTTGTCTTGTAGCCTCTCCCAAGTACATATATTGTGACAGAGGAAACTGAGGTTTAATATCTAGCACTACCCTCGTACCATCTTCTTCCGTTCCTGTGTACACCTCATTAAAACTATCAGGTACATCTCCTGCAAATCCTGACCTGTATTGATATGCTGCACCTACGGTAGCCATAGACATGAGAGCATCAGACATTGCTTGCTGTAGTGACTCTGGATCTTCTTCATCCTCTGTTAATGCACTGAGTGCAGCTAACCCTGTACCACCACCGCCTAATACTCCTACAATATTACGACTAATTCTTTGTCTGTCTTTTGTTGTAAGTGGACCTCTATACTTTTGATCTACTAAACCCATTACCTTTCTGGTAATTACTGGTATACTACCACCTGCATATTGACCCATGAGTTCCATAGAGTTAAACATAAATCTAGGAAACGGTATGGCTACAGTTAAACCATTACGTGTTATAAAACTAGATATGTTTCTAAACAGAGGAACGTCTGGTGTCTTTGCATAGGTAACATCTAACGACTTTGTTACTGACTCATCAATTAAATCAATAAAACTTCTAGCGTTTTCAGGCTTTACATCAGAAGCATCATTCATTAATGATCTTAATTTACCCTGTTGTAAAGCGTCAAATAAATCCATGTCGTACTCACGTCTTACTAGTCTCTCTAATTCACCTAAAAATGTAGCACGTCTTACTAAAAATTCTTGCCAACGGTTAGGCATATTTAATGCTTGTACAACGTCTTCAGTTCCACTTAGTATTTTATCTATTACAGTACCGCTTCCTCTACCTTGAGCCATTTGAATTTCGTTAAGGTTGTCAAACATCCTGCTAAATTGTGTGTCAAACTCTGGTCTATCTAGTATTAAATCTACAAACCCTGCAACTTCATCTGGTCTACCATTAAACATATATTTGTGTACATTAAAACTATCTTTCCAGTTTTGTGGGCTTATCAAAGATAGAGCACCTGCACCATAGCCTTTGTTGGATACGTTCCATAGTGCAGTGTCAAAAACATTTGCTAAAGATTCCAAAGGACTACGGACAACAGCAGACTCTAAGTTACGTGCAGCAGTAGCAAGTTGTGATACAAGTAACCCTCTTCTTATACCTTCTAGTCTTACAACAAACTTACGAAAGTCTCCTTGTGCCTCTGCCATTGCCTTTACTATAGCGTCATCTTTTTCAGACATAGGGCGTACACGTTTAATACGTGACAGTCTCTCTAGAACTCTACCTGCGTCAGACCCAGACCCAACTACAGACAATACGTAATCCTCAAATGATAGACCATACTTATCTAAATCGTCTATTAAATCTTGACCGTCAAGCTCAATGTCTTTTGAAACTGTTAGCCTAAATAAATTGTCTATGACTGTATCTGACTCATCCCAGTCGTTTTTAAATTTTCTTTTGTAGTCACTTGCTATGGCTACTATACCATCCAACTTTTCTGGTTTTAATATAGGTATGGTTATTTCGTCACCACCAACCGCAAGCTCTGCAAACTCACTCATTTTAATATCTGCTGAACCAGTGGCTATCTGTCTTCTACTTGTTCTCTCAGCGTCAGCAATTCGTTGTGTAGTTTGTTTACCCACCTCTCTTGCTTTCTTTGTGTCTAACACAAGCACACCATCAACTACTTTTGATATACTTACCTCTTCACCTGCCCTGTCACTTAGCTTCTTTTCAGTTTGCAGTATCATGTCTTCCATCATGTCAGCATTTTCTGCTGCTACTTGTGCCGCTAAGTTTTGTTTGTCTGCTGTAGCTTCACGTGTTGCCATCTCTGCACGTTCAGGACTCATACGCTCTGCACGTTTTAATTGTTTCTGTTCTTTCTTATATGTTTTAGCAAGTCCTGCTGCTGCACGTTTTGGTGCTAATGAATATGCAACATTTATAGCTGACGTAACCCTACCCAATGCAGGTATCGTTTCACTAAACTCAAAAAACGCACCCATATTACCTGCTATTCTATCTGCTAACTCTTCTTCATTCCTAGCAGAACCAAGCCTACCACTCATAGCTTTATTTATACCCTTATAAAGAAACCTTCCGAACATAGGTATATAACCTTCACCCTGATCATTTAAAATTGTAAGACCTTCTTCAATACCATCTACTGTACCACTAGTTATATAAGACATGGCCCTACCTACACCTAGTAACTTACGGAAGTTGTCTGCGTCACCATCTATTTTGTTTGCTATCCATATATCTAATGCACCGTATGCTTGATATCCACTATTAAAATCTTTACGCATTTGTGCGGCTGCATCTGCTCCTGCCTGTGCCATATTTTTATCGTCCTCTATGGCGGCTTGTGCTTTTGTCATGTCATATTTTTTTTCAAACTCTTCATCTGACATATTCTCTATATCATTAGTAGTCTGATAAATTTGATCAAACAAATTCTCTGACTTTTCAACACGTGTTATATCCTCTTCTGCACTAGGTAATAACGCTTGTTCTGTCTGTTTTTTAAGATCATCTTGAGCCACTCTCTCTTCTATCGGAACAAGTTGCATGGCTAAAGCCTCATCATCTGTGGCATCTTTAGGGATAACTATAGGTTCTAAAATTCTTTTTTCAGTAGGTTGATCTTGAATAACTGGATTAGGATTTACAGACTCAACTTCTTTTGACCGTATTAAATTCAATAAACTATTCTGTTCTACTTTAGGTTTTGGTTTTTCAATGTCAATAAGGGGAACAGATGCCTCTGAACCCCTTTCTTTTGATTGAATTAATTCTAAGATACTTTGCTGATCTGCCATATTAGTTTATACCTACAATTATGTCATTACCTTCTATACCTGTATACACAAATATCTGTAGTTGCCCATTATCATCTGTATACTGAACCACATCTCCTGCTTTGTACTCTCCCTTTTCTATGTTTGCACTAAACTCAGTTGCACTGGATGCTACCTTAACAGATGTTTGCGTTTGTGGATTTTTAGCATAGGAGTTAGATTGGTTTAATGCATACTGCCTTAATTCTTCCATAGCTTCTTGTCGCTTGTACGCAATTTTATCTGTCATCAAAGCGTCATTTAAATTTCCATATGTACCTTGTAGCTCATTTACTGTTTGCAGTAAAGCAACACCGTACCTACCCTCGTCACCTGACATTCTTTTTTCAAGACCAGTTTTAAAATCTACCTGTATTTTTAGTTTACTCATTTTCCTACGCTGCACAGAGTTTACCACAGGCTCAATTGTATTTACATCAAAAGAAGGTGTAACTGTGCCGTCCTTTTTTAACTCTGCCTGTTTTAATTCAGATAGGTCTTTTAAATACTGTTGTCTTTTCTCTTCTAAAGCTGCCCATTCTTTTGAAGACGGATCAAGATCTCCTTGTTCTTGACTTATTCTAGATATTGCTGCCCCATAAGAACCGTCAACCTTTTTTGGTTTTTCATAAAGGTCAGCTACCATATCAGGATCAAAACCTGCAACACCAGTAGATATCTTTTTAGTTGTGCCTGTTATACCTGTTATCTCAGTCTCTAAAGCGTCCATGTTTTCTGGTGAATTATCCGCAAGTTTGTAGTAGGTATTAATATCACCACCAACCTCACTAACTTTTTCAGCTACAGCTAACGATCTTTCAACGGCATAATCGCCTTGCATTGCTATTTGTGCAGCACGTTGATCATCAAATCCTATAAATTTTAATGACTTTATTTTATTTTGTAAATCTAAGTCTTTTAGTTTTCTTTCTTTTTCTATTTCTTTACTACTAAGTATGTCTTGTTTTTCTTTAAACAAACCTAGCTGTTGATCATACGCTTCATCTGCCTCAATGTCAGATACTATCTGACGTGACATACCACCAATAAATGCACCAAGATTAAAACCCATTATACTGTTCTCCTAGACATCAACCCACCCATAGGTTCTTCTACTATTTCTTCTTCAGGCTCTTCTTCAGGTTTCTTTTCAGGTTCACCTTCTTTAGCCTTTAGTTTTTTAAGAGCTAGTTGAACTGCAACCCCTGAAGGGCTGTCATCTACCTCTACATCAGTTCCCATATTATACTCTATACCTCTTTGCTCTGCAAGATAAGCAAGCATTTCCATGATTACAGGCATAACTAATATACCCACATCTAAATTATGAGTGCCTTGCATAACTGCACCTTGCTGTAAAGCGTTAGCAATTGTAGTTAAAGGTAAACCCATCTCTATTACATTCATTAATTCGTTCTGTAATGTAGGTTCAGTTAATCTAGGAAGATAAAATTCTAATGTTTCTTCTACAGTTGTATACTGAGGTGGTTGCTCCCAAGGCCATCCACCTACCTCTGAGGTAAGAGACTGACCTGCAATTGGTGCATCTATAAATGCTTCGGGTAAATCAGACATCTTTTAATCCTTGTCTTGCTTTGCGTAGTTCCGCAACATACATAGCCACTCTTCTACGAGGTTCTAAATTTTCTGTATCTGTTCTGTCAGAAACATTCCTAGCTAACAAACCACCACCTTTAGTAATAGGTTTTGGTTTAACCATCTCTAAATTTTTATATGCTAATTTTGCTTCCATTTTATTTTCCTGTACTATATACCAAACAAACCACCTAATGCTGTTTTAGTTAAATCTGTAGTTAATATTTTACCAACTAAACTACCAAAACCACTTGCAGAATTTGCGTCTGCTTTAAACTCTGCAACCTCCAAAGCTTGATCTTTTTGTATTTGAGCTATTGCAACTCTAGCATATCTGTCACGTTCATTATCTGCAGATGTCCACGCCCAATGCATATTATCTTTATAAAACTGCCATAAATTATTATATGCAGTTTGTGAGTATCCTAATAAAGCTTGTGCATTTACTTCATTAGAACGGTTAACAGCTGCTGTATCTGCTGTTGCTATCTGTCTACGCCACTGTGCATTGGCTTGATCAATAACTAAACGATTTTGTGCGTTGAATTGATCACGTTGATTATTTATTTCAGTATTAAAACGTTCAATAGTATTAACCTGACCTGCATTAAATTGAGCCTGTGCATTTGCTTGTGCAGCATTAAACTGTGCAGTTTGATTTTGCATATTAGCATAAAACTGATCAACTTGATTCTGTGAAGTTGCATTAAATTGTTGTGCAGAATTAAGTGCAGCCTGATCTGTAAACAAAGACTGTATACGTTGTTGCGCCTTAAATAATTCTGTAGACTGTTTATTATTTAGGTTACTTAAATCAGCTTGCAAAAAGTTCTGTGCATTTTGTACTGCTGCCTGTTGTCTATTGTTTAAATTAGACATATCTAAATTAGCAAGCGCAGCAGCTTCAGCCAACACCATAGCCTGTGAGTTAGACAGGTTGGTAAGATTCATAGTGTTTGCAATACGTGAGTTCTCTAATGCCACCTGTTGTTCGGCAGTAAAGTTCATGTTTGCAATGTCAGCAATACGTGCTGCATTAGCCACACGTGACTGAAAGGCTTGATCAAACTCTTGACCTATAAATTTAGCACGTTGCTGTGCGGCAAGTATCTGTTTTTGTTGTCTGTTAGATAGATTTTGTGCCTCAAACCGAGCTTGTGTAGATGCATCTATCTGTGCAATAGGCAATGCAGACTCCATAGCGGCCTGTACAATAGCCTGACCTGCTATGGATGAAGCACCAAGACCTCTAGAAATCATGGCATTAGTAGCTGCTCTCATTGATCCTGCTGCCCATGCAGGTGTATTACCACCTTCAAACTGTTGTAGCAATCCTTCTAGTTGACCTGCTACTGTAGCTTGTTTACTTGGTTCTGCAGTTGCTGCCTCTAGCTCTTCAGCAAATTTAGCTGCAGTCTCCGCATTAGCTGCACCCGATATAATTTCACCGTCCTCTACTTTTCTTTGTACAGGATTAGACATTAATATCTCTTTACCTTGTGCAGCTTTTATATCTGACACAGAGCTTGTAGCTTGCTGCGCTGCATCTATCATAGATACTTGACCTATTTGTGCAGCTTGTGTCTGATCTGCTGCTGCACGAATAGCACCAGACGCCTCTATAGGCGACATCAGTGCTGCTGTTTGTGCAGTAGGTAAGATAGCTTGTTCAGTTGCTGCAATGCTTGTAGGTAAGGCAGAAGCACCAGTTACTTGTCCTGAATATGGAGATACAAGCTGACCTTTCTCAAGTTGTGTACCAACAGGAACTACAGTTGCACCTGCAGGTAATCCAGGTGTCTTAGCTAGTGCCACTTGCACTCCAGTAAGATCTTTTCCTACAAAACTAGGTTGCTGTGGTATATACTGTTGAGCAAGAGCACGTGCATCATACTGCTGTAAATCTACGGTTGTAGACTCTGGCGTACCACCATTAGCAAACTTTTGTACCATACCACCCTCTGCCATTTGTTTAGCTCTCATGGTATAGTTGTCCATCTTTTGTTTTTTATCAGGGTTATCATTTAAAAATTGATCAAAGCCACCCATGTCTTCATTATACCCAAGACTACTTGCTATACGTTGCATGGACTCTGGTTTAAATCCTCCAAACACACTAGCTGACTGCACAGGCGTTGTGGGTGGCATCATAGCTCCACCTTGATTCATAAATACAGGTCTAAATCCTGTAACTGGTGAAACTGTAGGTGGGGGTGTAGGTGCAGCAACTGGAGTAAAAGGCAATTGACCTACAGGTTGTTCACCTACTGGATAAAAACCAGATGGAATTGGTGTTGTAGGTTGACCATTTACAAATGTAATACTAGTGGTCATTCCTGTATCATTACGAAACATACGTACATCATACTGTGACGGTTGTGAAACTGTAGGTTGAGCTGTGGTAAATCCAAAAGTAGGTGCTTGTGAAGGTTGTACACCCAACATACTTGTTGTTACAGGTTTAGTAAATGTGCCTGTCATAGGGGGAACTACAACTGGTGCAGTAACACTTGGAACAGTAGGGGTAACAGGTGTAGGTATGCTTGGTGTAGTTACAACTGGTGGAGTAAAAACTGCAGATGTTGGTGGTGTAGGTGTAGGTGTGCTGGGTGCAGCAGGTGTAGGCGTAGTTCCTACATCAGGAGTTGGTGTAGGCATAGGCATAGGAGTTGGTGTAGGTGCAGGTGTAGGAGTTGGTTTAGGAGCACTAGGTGCAGGTATATTTGCCTGTCCTGTTAATTTATTTAATAATTCTTGTGCTATTTCAAGATTTCCTGCAGCTTGTGCTGCTTTAATAGCAGCTATTTGTTGTTCAAAGTCTGCAGGTAAGGGTGCAGCAACTGCAGCCCCAACATCTTTTATTGATAACAAATTATTATTTGCATATGTATTTGCTTCTACTTCTAGTTCTTCTTTTGTTTTACCTTTTTGTGCAGAAAGAATTGAAGCATGTAAATCTGCTCCTTGTTTAACTACTGCAGCTTCTACACTAAATGGGTCAGATGATTTAGAAGATATACCTACTACAAATTTATTATAGTCATCTCTACTATTTATATTTACACCTGTACTTTTAGCATAGTTTAAATTAGCTTCAGCTATACCTTGTTGAACATTAACAATATCACCATTAGGAAAATATATAATAGCCATACCGTTTCCCAATGAGGATAATCTCATTATGGGAGCACCTGCCTCTTTTGCAGCATTTTCACCGTTCAACATATTTGTAGGTACAGCATCTGTAGGAGAAGTATCCGATATAGGTGCAGGGATTGGTCCTTCATATTTTAAAGGCGTTATACCATCTGGCATCATGTATATACCGTTTTTTATAGTAACGCCTTCAAGAGCAGGACTACCTTCATTAAAAGCTTTATCTATATCGGGATTACTACCTACTGCTATAGTTGAACCTGTTATATTATCTGCAGGAGCAGGAGCAGGATCTGGTGTTGGAGCAGGAGCAGGATCTGGTGTTGGGGTAGGAGCAGGTGTATAATCCACACCTAGTGCATGTCTTTCTTCAAATGTGTCACCTGCTTCATGGTCATAGACTTTACCTGCAGAACTTAAAAGAGTTCCGTCACCTCGGTCTTCCCAACCAAACTTGTCCATAAGTACTTTTTCTACATTACTTAGTTCTGCCATATCTTATTCCTTATTTACCCATTGTCATCCACACTGCACCTGCAATAAATGTTAGCAGTGCGACAGTGGTTACTTTTACTATTGTTGACCAAACAGATTTACGTGTATCTCTCCATGCCTCTAAAAGACTACGCATTTCTATGATATCTTTAGCTGCGTCATCATCAAGTAACCCGATAGAGCGTAGTGCCTCCTTAGCACCACGTCTAGCTGCGTTGTCTAGCATCTCTTCTAGATCTTCAGGGGTAAGTTTGATGTCACTCATCTACATTCTCTAGTGATTTAGATAGCATACTTATAAATGCTTCTCGTCCTACGCTTAGTTGATCAACGTTAAACTTAGCACTTTTTAATTTACGATCTAAGTCTTGTATATGGTTCAACATACTTCTTTGTTGATCTGTTAAGTCTTCTGCAAAATATTCTTTATTATTAACAATTACTGGGGTCTTTTTATCTTTTCCCATTTTAGTTCTCCTTTGTGTTATCCTCCAATTGAGGCGTGTTTGTTAAAGATGTTTTATCTAATATGTTAAAACCACGACTGTTTGCAAAGTCACTTGGGCAGTGTGCCCACTTGTCTGCTAGTTTTTCTAACCATGTTATAGTATGATGATGCTCTGGAGCTTTGCCCTCTTTCATCAATTCGTTTTCCCACTGAAGGTACGCATATACTTCAGCTTGTGCTTGCGCTGCAGGAATACCTAGATCAAATAAATAGATCATGTTACCTTCGTCAATGACACCACCTCTAGGTCTTGCACTGTTGAGTGCTTGCTTCATGCAGGTCATAATGTGATACTTGATTTCTTCTAGCTCGTAGTCTTCTTCTGTTAATTCCTCTTTACCTATCTTTTCCATCAGGTTGTCGTACTGGTTCGTAAAGAAGTTTAGTTTACGTACTGCACCCTCAACATAACCACGAGAGCTTGCAGCCTGTGCTTGCTTCTCATTTATCTTAATCTCTAGCATCTCTTGCTCTAGGGGGTCTGTTTCTTCTAATAGCTTACGTTCTAGCTTCTTTAGTTTTACTTCATCCTTCTTCATCTTAAAGTAAGATTCTTGTAGTGCAGCCTTAGTTTTATCTATCTCAGCTAAACTGTGCTTGATAGAACGTATAGGTGTAATAGCTGTAACGTCTAATGTTACACTCATCATCTGTGAGTGAGACTTGTAGAAGTTGCTTGATGCTTGTCGTATAGCAGGAGCATGTTCTTTGATGTTAGCCAACATAGATTTGTATTCAGGCTTTGACATTGGTAGCTGAATGTCTATGTCTTGTGTGACCAGTTGTGTCTGATCCTCGTTATAAGTTTTTGATAAGTCTTTTAACATCTTAATCCTTTGTGTTATGATACTGCTGCTATAGCATAGAATATGTAGTCACCATTAGTAAGACTAGAAGTAGTAGCAAATCCACCTGAGTAAGGATCTATTATATCTGCATTTGTAACTTGTGCTGCATCTGAATTTAAAAGATTATACGGATCATTACCTGCAACAATACCGCTAGCATAATCAAATAAATACCAGTCACCTGAACTATCTGTTCTTTTAAGTATTACTAATGAAGGAGTGTTTCCTGAAAAACCACACGCTACATTTGTAGCTCCACTTTGAGTGAATGAACCAACCTTGGATACACCTGCTAGGGTAGCGAACAGGTAGGCTATTGGTGAATTTGCAGGGTTTGACACAAGACTAACATTTAAGTCGGTGGCTGTTGTACTTGCCATATAATTAGTGCTGCCTGATGTAGCATTATTACTATCTATCGTTAAAACACCTGTTGTTGCGCTGTTGTATACATACCAAGAATCTGAAATATCTCTGTATTTCAAAATAACTAGATCTGGTTTGACCCCTAGATTATGCTTGACTGAACTAAGGCTTCCTGATGCCCCTGTCCATGCAACTACATCAAAAAAACCTCTGGCTCTTTTCCACATCCAAGCAGAAAAAACAGGATTTGCAGAAAATGGATCCCACGCCCCATTCATATAATCCCAATTAAAAGCAGAGTTACTACTTTCTGCATCGGCTGAGTTTAGTTTTACTCGGTTCGTACCTACCAATCTAGCATTAGTTAACCAATCTTGAGTGGCTGTAGATTGTCTAGAAAAAATAAAATCAGTAACAAAACCTGATATAAAAGCAGGACCAGTACCTGAACTTGATTGCACAGTGTCAATAGCAAACACATCAGAAGCTGCAGTTGGGGTTTGCATACCACCACGTCTAATTGCCATGTAGATGTATGTGCCGTTGTTCTCATTATATGCAGTAGCAGACGATGCTAACTTAAAGCCAGTTGGGGTTACTTCAATAAAATCAAAACCATCATCGCCATTCTCTAAATTAGGATATAAACGTACATCATTTCCTCCAGTAACTAATCCTCTCATGGTATCAACTATATTCCATTGACTTGTGCTGTCTATTCTTTTTTGAAAAATAAATTGAGGCTCAAAGCCAAGGTTTATAGTTGGTCCATTATCAGCTCCATTACCAGTATAACTCCCACACTTAATTATATCCTGATCTCCAGATTCACCAAACCCACCGTCATCATCGTTGTGTGCAAAAATGTAGGCAATGTAATTTACTCCACTATCATTTGCAGAATAAGAGGGATTTCCTGCTTTAGAAAGCGTAATAGTACTACCAGAAACGTGATCTACGCCATTTGCTAAATTAGCCTCTGCACCAGTGTTATTTAATCTTAGTATTTTACCAGTAGAAGCAGACCTATGATAAACTTGCCAATCTTCAGTTTCATTTAAACCTTTTATTAAAACCATACCAACATTACCACCTATATTGTGAGATAATGTTCTTGTACTTTCTCCATCTCCTGACCATGTTTGAATATCAAAAAACTTAGGGGCTTTGCGAAATGTCCAAGAGACATATTCAGTAGATCCAGTACCATAATTTATTGAGTGATTGTTTCCTACTGTAAAGCCATTTGCATTAAATTCAAATAAAGATGAAAAACCGCCATATTGTGGAAATTGCTGACTTGTTCGTAAATACTTATCATCACCTCTAACAGTATCAAATAAAATATGATTAGGAAGACCTGCTCCGTCACCTGGGTCTGTTCTGCCTTTAAGCCAAACCAAACCGCCTTCGTTACTAAGGTCAATGCCGTTGGTTATCGTTTGTTCAGACCCTGTTCCAGTATACAAATAAGTTTGAAACAAATTATCAACAAAAGAAGCAGGGTTAACGTTACCTGTAGTAGGCCAATTACCACCTTTGATAAGATCTAATGCTTCATTGATATCCCACACACCTGATGCTGCACTGTTTTGAAAAGCTCCATCAGGTACTACTTTACTAGCAGATATAACATTAGCTGTGAAGTCTCTAGTTGTCATTAAGCTATACCTCCATGTGCAGAAGATGTTGCAGCAGAAAATCTACGGCCTTCAACTCCATTTCCAAAATCTGTGGCATTGCCTGTTGAGGCTATTGTAACAGATTCTATAGTATCTATATAATAGTTTTCTCCTGCTTCTCTACCATTTAGAAACAAGCCTTGCGTTTTATTTGCTGTGGCAGTAAGCGCATATCTAGCAGCAGTTAAATCACCAAAGTCTGTTGTATTTCCTGTTGAAGCTATGGTTATGTACTGAATTACATTTGAAGCACTAGAAGGTATACCACCTCCAAATAGTCCTCTTGTAGAACCTGCACATGCAGAAAGTTGTTGAGTAGCTGCAACTAAGTTACCAAAATCTGTAACATTACCTGTGCTACCTATTGTTACATATTCCATTACATCTAAATTAGAACCAGAGTTTCCACCACCAATTACAGCCCTAGTTGCACTAGCTAATCCTGACACATAGTTTTTAGCTGCACTTGCATCTCCAAAGTCTTGTGCGTTACCTGTGGAAGCTATTGTTACGTAATCTATTACGTCACTGTTTGCACTACCTGTATTTCCACATGCTGTAAGACTACGTGTTGAACTTGATGCTCCTGCTGCACTTCCCCTAGCTACTGTTAAGTCTCCAAAGTCAGCAGTCGTACCTGCACTAGCTATAGTAACATATTGTATTACATTATGCCCACTGCCACTAGGATTACCACCAGAAAATAAACCTCTAGTTGAAGAGCCTGATCCTGCAGGTTCTCTTGCACCAACCCCTACATCACCCCAGTCAGTTGCATTTCCACCACTACCAAAATTTACTGTATCTATTGTGGCAGAGTCATTTGTTGCAGATGTTGTACCCATGCCAAAAACAGCAATGTCTGGAGGACTAGGCCAATCTGAAGCATACTGTATCTGTGTTGTGAGTGACCACACGCCATTATAGTTAGGCATTACTGAAGTCCTCCACTAGCATTGCAAGAAGCATTTACTGCATACCTCGCTACAGTAAGATCACCAAAGTCTTGTGCGTTACCAGTGGATGCTATTGTAATATAGTCCATAGTATTTGTTACAGGGCCTCCTAATCCACCCCCAAAAATGCCTCTTGTATTTGTGCTTGCACCATCAAAATAATGTCTTGCTACAGTAAGATCACCAAAGTCAGTCGCATTGCCTGTGGAGGCTATAGTAATATAGTCTAAAGTATTTTGAGCACTGCTAGTATAACCACCACCAAAAACACCTCTAGTTGAAGAGTTTACTGCACCATTACCATATCTAGCTTGTGTTAAATCACCAAAGTCGGTTGCATTGCCTGTGGAGGCTATTGTGACATAATCCATCATGTTTGAATTGCCTCCTGCATCATAGCCACCCCCAAAAACAGCTCTGGTTGGGCTTGCAACACCTCCTGAAGCATAAGCAGTTGCTACTGTTCTATCTCCAAAATCTGTGGAATTACCTGTAGAAGCTATAGTAACATATTCAATAACATTTGAATAACTAGGAATAAGACCACCTGCAACTAATCCTCTGGTTGCATTAGAAGCACCAGAACCATTTCCAGTAGCAGCGAGTAAATCACCAAAATCTGTAGCGTTTCCAAGAGTTGCATATGTAAAATATTCAATTATGTTTACATAACCACCGCCTGATGGTGCGCCCCCTCCTACAACACTTCTTGTTGTCGATCCAAAAGCTCCTGAAATATAATGACGAGAATTACTTAAATTACCAAAATCTGTAGCGTTTCCAAGGGTTGCTGGAGTAATATAATCAACTGTATCTAAAGAATTTCCTGTTGTTATTTCTAGACCACCGTAGAATAAAGCTCTAGAGGCAGCAGGACTAAAACTAGAACTAGCTTCACTAGGGGCAGATGTACCGTAAGCGTTAATAGCCCACACTTTAGCGGTGTAAGACGTACCATTAGATAAACTACTTACAACAATAGGAGAAGATGTGCCTGTGTTAGAACCTGCACTATAGTTATCACCACTTGAAGAAACCTGTGCAACAAACCCTGTAATAGCAGATGTACCTGTATCAGTAGGTGCAGTAAATGCTACACTTACCTGTGCATCACTTGCAGTAGGTGTAACATCTGTAGGTGGATCAGGTGCATCTAATCCATCAGTGCCTATAAAACCACCGTTGTATCTGGGCATTACTAATTACCTTTAGTCTACTAGAAGTTCGTAACTAACCAAGTATGTTAGATCACTGTTAGCAGAAGCTGTAACAGCGAGTAGATCTGTTTCGTCTAAATAAAATCCATTGTCTTTACCTACAACAACTAGAGTTGCATCAG